TAGATAGTGATTGCTATATATACATATAGATAACGATTGCTAGATAATAGATATAGATAACGATTGCTAGATATAGATATAGATAGCGATTCCTAGATGATAGATAGCGATTCCTAGATGATAGATATAGATAGCGATTGCTGATAATTAGTTACAGATAGCAATTGCTAGTTAATAGCTATAGATAGTAATTACTGGTTGATAGTTACAGATAGCGATTGTTAAGTTGCACATAGCATTTTCCAGGTAATAGTTACACATAGCGATTGCTGATAATTAGTTACAGATAACGATTAGCTAAATATACCTATAGTTACAGATATATATTGCAAGTAATTGTTATCACAAGCCGCGTCAACAGTTACAGTTACAGTTACAGTTACAGTTACAGTTACAGATAAAGCAAGGCGCAGTTACAGATAGAGAGAGTCGATCCGAGCCTAAGGGCGGATTGTTTCGATTCCGTTACATTGGCACCGATCCGCACCAATGGTCCTCAGATGCTGTATATTGGTTGCAACGGCGAGGGAGCCGCCTCTCTGGCGCCCCTCCCGCAACTTGAAAACTAAAGAACCACTGCCGACATGCTCCCCAAGGGGAGCCTATGGGCACGCATTCGCGAGAGGCGGGGGATCGACTCCCCCGTGCCCTATTGCCCGCCACAGAGGCGGGCTCACCAGATCACACCATGGCTACCGATAAAACCAGCACCAATGCCAACGCTGCCCCTACGGGCGATGGCGACATCATGGCCGAACTGATGGCCGCATTTGCTCAAGCGGCTGCGCAGCGCACTCCCAACCGATCCAGCACCCCAGCAGCAGACGTTGACCCTTGGGCCGGCGTCACCATCACACCGGAGCAGGAGCGAGCATTGGTCAAACTGGGGTGGATGCCTCAGGGTTGGATTGTCCGGGAGAAAGCATCCCGTACCAATCTCCCAGCCCACCTAGCCAAAGCCGGCCCGCAGTGTCCTGATCCAAAAAAAGTCGCCAATGGTGAAGCCGACCCTATCGGCCTCGCCAACTGGACTGCACTAGGGATGATTTGCGCTCGACTCGCTGTCTATGGGCAGATCCATGTAGGCCACTGCGCGCAGCTAATTACAGCAGCAGGAGCACAAGGCGACTGGGCTAGCACTCCTGGCAAACTTGCAACCAAGCTCGGCAGCGTGCTACGCGTCAAAGTCGAGAGAACCGACAGCGGTTTCTACAAAGCCGCTCCGAACGGGAAACAAGCTATGCACGATGTCTTAGCGCAAATGGCAGACCGCATCCTTAAGCCCGCCAAGACCGCAACCAAGGCCTGAACCTCAACCATCCGGGCCCCACTATCGGGGCCCGTTACTCATCAACCCCCATAGATCAATGCAAGTAGCCACCAAGGCCACGGCCAGACCCAATCAATCCAACCGCACCAACTGGCGAGCGTTGGAGATTCTACTAACAGATACTGGGAGAATCCTCACACGATCCGTTGCAGGATGCGAGAGTCTGGAGACTGTCAGACTTAAAGCGCTGGATTCTTACTTTGCATGGCAAGATGGGAGAACGGATATCATCCAGGCTGAACTAATGGCGCATCCACTGAAGGTCGCTGTAGCTAAAAACCACCAAGCTATTAGAGAGCTTCAGCGCCAAATACTGGATAGGTAACAGTTAAGAATTAAGCCGGGGGGCAATGTATAAAGCCCCCCACTAGATGGGGGGGGCGACCCTGCCTCGCAGGCATGAGCGCGGTACCCCCCTCCCAAAATATTTTTTACCTATTCTCCACAGCAATTACACTTAAAGATTTTTACTCGCTAAAATATTTTTCACCTACCCCCAAGCTTTTACAAATAACTCTGATCGCAAAATTTTTTTGCTTGCATTTTTCTACAGCTATTATACTTATTTCTTATCAGTAACAAATATTGACTTGCAAGATTGCCCCCCGTCAGGCTAGTCTGTGCAGAGCTGCAAACGCTCAATGACTGTTGAATTGATTCACTGCACGCCTGAGGCTGAGAGGCTGATTGTCAAGATGGCGAGAGTGAGCAATCCATCAAATGAAGATAATTTTGATACCGGGGCAAGACTTTTAAAGTATTTAATTAAACATAAACACTGGAGCCCATTTGAAATGGCCTCAATGTGCGTAAAAATTGAAACAGAGCGTGATATTGCTGCTCAGATTATTCGTCATAAATCATTTTCGTATCAAGAATTTTCGACAAGATATTCTGCTACCGCCCCTGCTGAAATTCCAGTATTGCGAAAGCAGAGTGTGAAGAATCATCAGTCGAGTGACGACAGTCTTGATGATGAGACGAAAAAGCGTTTTGATTCGCAAGTAATGGTTACAATTAGAAATTGTTACTTGCTCTATCAAGAGATGTTGATTGCTGGGGTGGCTAAGGAGACGGCCAGACGTATTTTGCCTTTATGCACGCCTACGACTATTTATATGCACGGGACTTTGCGTAGTTGGGTGCATTATCTGCAATTGAGGACTGCAGAGGATACACAGCTTGAACATCGTGTTGTAGCCGAAGACTGTCTTGCGATTTTTTGTGAGCAGTTTCCTGTTATTGCTGAGGCCGCCTTTGCGGTTGATTGAAAACGTGTATAGTGCGATGCAATAGAGCGTTGACACAGTGCCAGCCAAAGCCCGAAGCATGAGGTATGCCGACAAAGCGGCGCTTCAGACGCTAGGGCTTTTTCATGACACAACATTGATCAAGAAGTTTAAGTCAAAGAATTACAGTAGTTTTGATGTAAACGAGTGCGAGAAAAGAATTATTGATGACTTGCTCCCGCATCAAAGAGATTTTGTTTGTGATTTTGATCATAGATATGTGCTTTATGTCGGGGGGCTAGGAAGTGGTAAGTCGTATGCTTCAGTCGTGAAAGCTATCTTGCTCGCTTTTCGTTCTCAGGGGGAGCAGCATATATACCTAGAGCCAACATTTCCGATGATCAAGCAGGTGGCTTTGCCTACTTGGTTCAAAGTGATGAATAAATACGATATACCACATACATTTCGTACTGCGCCTTCGCCCGAGATCATCCTGAAGCTGCCCAACGGCGACACGCAGATCCTCTTGCTGCCGCTTTTGAACTACGAGCGCCTGGTGGGCATCAACGCTGCTTCCCTGGTCATTGACGAGGCGGATACGGTCAAACAGGAGACTGCAGAGGCCGCCCTGGTCAAGCTGCAGGGGCGGGTTCGTGTGGGGAACTGCCCTCAAATTTGCTTTGCATCCACGCCTGAGGGGCGGAAATTTGTATGGAATTTCTTTGAGAAAGAAAAAAGTGACGACAAGCAGCTTTACCGTGCAGATACCAGAGAGAATCCTTTCCTGCAAGATGGATATGTCGAAGACCTGTTAGAAAAGTACCCCCCTCACTTAGTTGACGCCTATGTTAGGGGGCTTTTTACAAATCTGGAGACAGCAACTGTATTTTCAGAGTTCAATCGAGACGCAAATGCGTCAAAAGTGTTTCATGCAGAGGAGGGCGAAGTTGTCTTGGTGGGGGCGGATTTCAATATCGGGAAGTGCTCAAGCGTATATGCTGTCATGCGCAATTCTCACGCTGGGCAAACTTTGCACATTTTTGATGAAGTTATTGTGAGAGACACTTTTTCTCTCGCGGAGCACATCAAGCGCAAATTTATCAAGCACGTAAGCAGGGGGATGATTATTGTTTACCCCGACAGCTCGGGGTCACACGCAAGTACGTCTTCCACGCAAAGTGATCATGATATTTTGCGAGAAGCTGGGCTGAAAGTTGTCGCAGATCGCAGAAATCCCCCAATTGCTGAAACGGTTGCAATGGTGAACAATTATCTACACAAAAAGCAGATTCTTGTTAATGCTGCTACGTGTGGGGATACTGTTGAGATGTGCGAAAATTGGACGTACGATTCAAGTTTAAAACCGAGCAAAAATGGTACTGTTGATTATTCGCACTTTGGCGATGCTATGCGTTATTTGGTTTGGCAATCTATGCCACGCCCCGCAGCCGGATTAGGACGTGGGCAGAGGTGGCGGTAGTTTTCTTGTATTTATTTTTGGCTTATTGATTTGCCCCCTGAATTTCCTTCCTCGCACTTGCCCTTCTTTTGATTTTGCGTCGCATTGACGCTACGATGAAGCAGACATTCTAGCGCGATTGTGGTACTCACACCTGGCTCTCTGATCCCAAACGCTGATGATCAACTGGGATTGGATCCTTTTGAGCGTCGTCACCCAGAAATCGAAGCAAATATTGAAGGTGTAACCGGGGTTGCTGAATATTCGATTGAACAGGCGCAGCAACTTGCAAGATTGGCCCCGATTAGATATTGTACGCTGCCAGAATTTTATTTAACAGAGGCGACAGAAGAATATATTCCCTCTGATTACCTGGAAGAAGATGGGAGCTATCAAGTAAGGAAAACCAGGGCGCAAAGTAGCTTTGAGCCGTTTTATTGCTCGCTTCGTTCGCTTACTGTTGGTACCGCTTTAAGGAAAGGGATTGGGCTGCCTGAGGATATTGGGGCAGATTGGGGCACTTTCTTTGATGATTGCGACCTTGAGGGGCATTCGCTTGTTTCTTTCTGCAAGGAAACTTTTACTTCTGCGATTGACAACGGCGTAGCTGCGATTTGGGTTGAATACCCAAAGATTCCCGCAAATATCTCTGCTCGTGAAGAGCAATTGCTCAATCCTCGCCCTTACCTCGTGCTGATGAAGTGCGATCAGGTGCTTGAGTGTCGGCATGATATTTATACAGCAGAGATTTTGGGGCAGACCCTGTTTGGGTCTTTCCCGACATACTTGCGAATCAAGAGTGAAATTCGTCGGCAAAGTGCTTCAAATGAGTTTTTTGAAGAAGTTTTACCAGCAGTTCTTGTCTACGACATTAAACAGACCGAATTTTCGACCACTGGCGACATTGTTGAGGTGATGATAGTTGGGGAAAATACAAGAAGGCGTGTCCGGTGCCGTACTTATATCAAGCAAAATGTACCAGGTAACACTGACTTGTACGTGCTTGATAGCACAAGTTATCTTTCCGTGCCTTTTATTCCATTTGTGCCCGTATTTGGGGGTCAAAAAGAGGCATATTTCCGTGCCCGCCCCTTGCTTCTTGATATTGCACGCCTGAATCTTCATCATTGGGCCGTTTCTGCTGATCTTGCTGAATCAATTCACTTAACTGCGGCGCCTATTTTAACAATGACAGGCGTTCGTCCTGATGAAGAGGTAAAAGCGGGGTCTGGGCGTGCTCTTACGTCGCAAAGCCCTGATGCAAAATTTGCAATGCTTTCAGCTTCCATGGAGGGGGCTGGGGTAACTATTCAAAATCTGCAGCGACTTGAAAAGTCAATGGAGCGACTTGCTGCAGTTGCAATGACGACTGGTAAAACACAGGCTGAGTCTGGCTTTGCGAAGCTGCTTGATCGCTCACAAAGCGATTCGCAGCTTGCTGTTTTGGTACAGTCGCTGGAAGATGCTTTGAATAGAGCACTTTTGTACGCCGCTGCTTACAGAAATTTCTCAGAAGTGCGTGTTTCTATTAGCAAGAACTTTATTCCTGTTAAGCTTCACTCTCAGCAAGTTATGGCGTACAGCTCGCTGTTTAAAGATAACGTTATGCCACTTGAGCTATTTATGCGTATGCTTGAAGCCGGGGAATTGTTTGAAGGGATTCCAAACTTCAGTATTCGTGACACACTGCGTTCGATGGGGCTTACCGGGCAGGAAACGGCAAGGGATCTAGGGGTTTCTTCTCTCACGCCTGGGGGGCCTGGGGTTGAAGTGGATAATAATGGACCTTTGAGCGAGGGGGCTGATAGAGAGGTTGGTGAATCCGGCATTGAAGTAACTGAGGCTTGAGGTATAGTTGGGTCAAACCATTTCAGGTGTTATGACGTTTGAAACCGTCGAAGAGGCCAATGCCGCTCTAGAGGAGCTGAATGAGAAGCTCCGAAAGTTTGAAAGCGAAAATTCAAAGCTAAAGGCTACGAAGCAAGGCCTGATGGCCGATTTGAAGAAAAAGAAATCGGTTGACTCGTTCTTGAAGGTTGCCGGTATCGAGCTTGCGCCTGAAATGAGCGAAGAGGAGATCGCTGAGCGAATTGCTGGGCTCAGAGCACCAGCGCCTGCTGAAGCAGAGGCTCCAGCGCCGGTTCAGCTTCAGCAGCAAGCCTCAGAACAATCATCACAGGAGCCCGCAGTGCCCCCTCAGCCCAATCAGCAGCCGACACCGGCAGACGCCATGAGTGCAGCCCTGGAGGGCAAGCTGACCTCCCTGGAGAAGCAGAACAAGGACTTGGCTCGATTGGTGCAGCAGATCACGAAAGAGCGTGATGAGGAGCGCTCGCAGCGTCGTGCAGCACGCCTTGAGCAGAAGATCCTTGACGAGCTGGCCAGGGCTGAATGCCGTCGCCCGAGTCATCTCTTCAAGCTTGAGCGAGAGAATTTTGACTTGCTTGACGACGAAGACACCGTGATGTATCGCGTTGGGGAGGATCTTGTTCCTCTTCGTGATGCGATTTCTAAACTGAAAGATGACGAGGAGTATTCGGTTTACTTCAATGGGTCGGGGGCCACTGGATCCGGTCTTGCACCAAGTCGCTCTAGTTCTCCTGTTGCAACAAATAATCCTTTTGCAACTGGCTCTGTTAATGCAACTCAAGCGGCAATGCTTATGAGCGAAAAACCAGAGCAAGCGCGACAGTTGATTAATCAAGCTCGTGCTGCTGGAAAACTTGATCCGACAATGGCGAAGGTTTTTGCTGACTGACAATTCTTTCGTCGCACTTGCTGGCCCTCGGCTTCGGTCGGGGGCTTTATTGTGTGTGTAGCTACTTTTTGATGATGCCGCTTAAGAAGGGGAAATCGCAAAAGACGATTTCTTCAAATATTGAAAAGCTGCGCAAAGAAGGTTATCCGCAACGTCAAGCTGTTGCGATTGCGTATTCCAGTGCTGGTAAATCCAAGAAAAAGAAAAAGAGCAAGAAATGAGATCCAAAAACGTGCCACTAAACAAAGCTTTGTACGCTCGCGTTAAGGCTGAGGCTAAGCGCAAATTTAAAGTGTACCCAAGCGCTTACGCAAATGGCTGGCTCGTAAAAGAATACAAAGCTCGTGGGGGCAAGTATAAAACGGTGAAGTCAAATGGCTGAAAAGAAGCGTGGGCGAGGGGGGCTTGGGCGATGGTTTGCTGAGGAGTGGATTGACGTAAAAACGGGCAAGCCGTGTGGGCGAAAAACCGGGGAAAAGCGCAAGGGATACCCCGCTTGCAGGCCAAGTAAGCGAGTGTCGGCAGATACTCCTAAAACAGCCTCTGAACTTTCTGAAAAAGAAAAAAGAAAGTTCAAAAAAGAAAAAACAAGTTCAAAGCGAATTGAGTATCAACACAAGCGTAAAAAGCGTCGCTAAGCTGTCAGCAGTTGTGCTACGGAAATGGCAGTCCCTGAGCGTGTAAAAAATAAGATGAAAGAGCTTGGGGTTTCTGGGGTTAATAAGCCCAAAAGAACTCCCAGTCATCCAACAAAATCGCATGTTGTTGTTGCGAAAGAGGGCGATACCTATAAGGTAATTCGCTTTGGGCAGCAAGGGGTCGAAGGGGCGGGATCAAATCCTCGCACTAAAGCTGAAAAAGCTAGGCGTGATAGTTATTATGCACGCCATAATGCACAAGGTAAGCCCACTACAAAATTAAGTGCAAAATACTGGAGCCATAAGGTGAAATGGTAGTTAATTATTTTCATTTTGCCTGATCCAGTCTTTCAATTCTCTTATGTAACTTCTCAACTCTGCTGCTTTTCGTAAATGCCATAAATTTTTTGTTTTAAAATATAGTTCGTTGTGTCTGTCAATTCCTTTAAGCGATTGATATATGAGTTGATTCCAGTTCTCTCTGGCTGGAGTATTCCAGGTTCTTCGTTCCATGCTCCTCCAGCCGCTACTAAAAGGCTAGAGCCTGATCAGTGTCTAATCTGAGATAGAGTTTCCAATTTTGCCATGGCCTTCAAAACTGATCGCAACGTCATCGGACGGCAGATCACCACTGCTGTTGAAGAAGTCGTTACCGCTCTTCGTGTCGCTTACGATGCTGGCATGGCCAGTGGCAGTATCTACGTGATTCCTGCTGCTTTTACTCGCACCAACCTGGTTGAGCTGTTTGCCGATCTGCCTACTGTTACCGGCACTCAGACCCTGGACATCAGTGGTACCACTGGTAATGCAACTGTCACCGCTGGCGAAAAACTGGTTGCTACTGGCAAAGGCTGGACTCTGGATGTTACCCCCTGAGTCATTTCTGGGCTATTTCTTGCCTCCCAGGTTTTCTGGGGGGCTTTTTTGTGCGAACTGTTGCTAGTATGCAATTAATCGCGATTCCGCGACCGGCTGTGCCGAGTCCGTTAATCGCAACTCGCGGCTGTGCCGCAACCTTTTTACAAGTGAAGAGAGAGCCTGTAGCACTGGCTGCGCCTCGTCTCCTTTGGCTGTGCCGAACTTGATCGACAAACCAACCATTCCTCTACAAGGGCAAAACAATGCTTCTCGCAGGCGTTCCTTTCATTCCTCAGCTCTTTCTTGAGTACCAACAAGAAGAGATCCAAGACCGCAATGCGCTGGTCACTTCGGGTCTGATGGTCACTAACGATGCCATCCAGTCCGAATTTGCCAAAGGCGGCAAAACCATCGACCTTCCTTTCTTCGGTGACCTGACAGGCGACTCTCAGATCCTCGATGACACCACGGGCCTCGTCGCTGACGCCATTGGTGGCGATCTGCAAACGGGCGTCCGCAACGTTCGCGGTAAGGCCTGGAAGTCCTCTGACCTTGCTGGTGAACTTGCTGGCTCCGATCCCATGCAAGCCATTGCTCGCCGCACTGGCCAGTATTGGGTGCGTGACATGCAGAAGACCCTGGTGAGCATCCTGAAGGGGATGTTCGTCGCTGGCGGCCCTCTGGCGACCAGCCATGCCGTTGGGGGCACCAGCACCCAGCTGACTCAATCGGCCATGGTCAGTGGCATCGCCAAGCTCGGTGATGCCGGCCAGGAGCTGACGGGCATCGTGATGCGCTCCCCGGTGTATTACGCCCTGATGAACCTGGACCTGATCGTTCCGGCCAGCAGCACCAGCCAGCTCGATACCCGCCTTTCGGCTCAACGCCTTGAGCTGGGCACCTATCTGGGTCGTCCCGTCTTCGTGGATGACACCCTGCCCGTGGATGTGGGCGCTGGTACTGGTAGCACCGATGTGCATCACACCTACTTCTTTGGCCCTGGCGCCTTTGCTTATGCAACTGCTCCTGCCAAGACTCCCGTTGAAACTGATCGTGATTCGCTGAAGGGGATTGATTATCTGATCAATCGCACTCACTACATGATCCACCCCAACGGTATTTCTTGGACTGGTAACGCAGCTGGTAACTCGCCTACTAATGCCGAGCTGGCCACTGGCACCAATTGGGACAAGGTGTTTACTGACAATCGCAACATTCGCGTGACTCAGCTTCGCGCTTTTGTGTGATTTTGTTCTGATTTTTCTTTAGTCGCAATCTCTACCCCGCTGGCATCTAGTATGCTAGTGGGGTTTTTCTATGGCAATTAAACCATGTCTATTACTAGTTTTCGACTTGCTCGTGAAGCTCAAGAAGCGATGATTCAGCAGCAAGCTGCTGTTGTAGAAGAAGCTGCTTTAACTGAGGAAGCATATCCAATGCCTGCTCCTGTTGAAGCCAAGAAAGATGAACTTGAAAAAATTCCGACTTCTTCTGGGGCGGCTACAGTGAAGTCAAAGCCGAAAGCCACTACTCAAAAGTGAGTTGTTCGGGGTTGTATTGATGGAAAATGGCCTTCGTTTCAACGCTGGGAGCCGACAACGCAAACTCCTTCATTAGCGTTGCGAGGGCCACATCTCTTTTGACTGAATTACCAGACAGCCCTGGGGTTGTTTCTTGGCTTGCATTTACAGATACGCAAAAAGAAAAAACTCTTGTTGCTGCAACAATGACAATCAATCCTCTTCGATGGAAGGGGTTTGTTGCAACAGCCGAGCAGTCTCTTGCTTGGCCAAGGAATATCAAGATTGATGGGCGAAGGCTGCCATCTGATGAGCTGCCTCTTGATCTTGAGTATGCAGTAGCCTACATGGCTGCTTTTTTGACGACGAGTGGGGGATATACGGGGATTCCGAGTGGGAATGATGGGGGTGTTCAATTACAGCAAAATAATCAGTATGAAGAAGTTGAGCTTGGTTCGGGCGCTTTAAGAGTTAAATTCAAGGATGAAGATGAAGGGCAGTCGGGCTTTGAATACATTCCACCTTTTGTGATGGATATTTTGTCGAAGTATATTGTTGATAGTAGTTTTAATCAGCCTTATGTTTCCAGGACAAGCTCAGCTCGTATCACGCCTTTTTACTCTGGGGCGGCTTATGGGCGTCGAATCAGATTTGCGAATGGTGCCGTTTTCCCCACTTATGGGGGATGGTATAGCAATCCACTGTGATCAATCATGTCTCTTGTTGATCAGGTATTTGGGGGAATTCCGGGGCCGCTGATTTCGCAGTGGGGGATTTCTGCTACATATATTAAGGCTTCTCAAAATCAACAGTATGATCCTCAGACGGGCACTGTTTTAGGGTATGCACAGGAGGTTCCTGTGAAAATAGTTCCAACGCAGCTCAGGCCCGAAGAAGTGCAAGGGCTATATCAAATGACTGATGTTAAGATTTTAATCGCAGCTACATCGCTTGGAGAATATTATCCGCAGACCACTGATTCAATTAGATATTTGCAGAATGGGGTTCAGAGAACTGCAAAAATTATTGGCATGATGTCCTATAGAGGTGACAGCCCTATACTGCATGTAGTTGTTGCGAGATTGAGCTGATGGCGCGTAATCAGATCAGATTTCTTGTTGAAGAGATTGAAGAGGTTGTTGTTCAGGCGGCGAGAGAAGCAAGCGTTCGCATTATGAACAGCCTTGCCGAGCGAGGCCCTGTCTGGTCTGGCAGCTTTTCGTCTGCTTGGTATGCAGTGCCAGAGGGAGGGACTCCTGGCGGCCCGAGGAGTGAAGGCAAGGTTTACAAGTATGATTTGAGGAACGTGCCAAAAAGACGCTTTTCTGCAGCTAGTAAAACTTACTTTCAGATTGTCAATGGGGCGGCTCATGCGGGTTTAGCTATGGATATGGATGAGGGGATATTTAAAGCGCAATCTGAACCTATTGATCTAAGTCGTGTTGAGTTTGGACGTAGGCCGAGGGCGCCTGAGACAAGTCGTCGTGGTGCAATCGGCTCTGGTGAAAGCATTGCAAGGCGCACCGCTCCTCTTGATTGGTACGAAAACTATGTTCAAGGGGGTGGGCTTCAGAAAGATTTGAACCTCGGAGTAAGTAAAGCATTTAGTTCAACTCGTGGCAAGGGATTTGGGTGATGACAGATTATCAAAAAATCAGAGCAGCAATCGAAGCCCCAATCCTCACGACTTTCAACTCTCAAACACCGTCTATCCCTGTTTACTTTGACAACGTAACAGCCGTTCCACCTGATCCCCCGAAGGAATACATTCGCGTGAACTTAATGTTTGGGGAAATGAATCAAGAGGCTATTTCGGGGATTCTTGACTCGCCTAGGGGTTCTTTGGTGATCAGGTGCTTTGCTGCAAAAGGGGGCGGGCCTGCTAGGTGTCAAGAGCTTGTTTCTATTGCTGTCAATGTGATCAAATCACTTGCTAATTCCAAGCGCGAATCTGGGGCGGTTTTTGTAAGAATTGGGGCGATTTCTGGGCCTTCTTTTTACGGGGAAACTGTTGAATCTATTGAGAGTTCACTTTCAAACCAAGCGCCTCATTTTATGGGCAAGATTTCTGCTGGATGGCAAGCTGTTTTACCCTGCTCTGCGTAACCACGTCTGTCTAATCTAACACTAGACGGGCTGTGCCCGCATTCTCGTTCTCGCTTTAAAAGCAATGTCTTGCGAAACTACTGTCCTGACCGGGACTTCGGGCGCGTTCTACTACAAGCCTGCAGGTACCGAAGTCTGCCTTCTTGCTTCTGATTTTCCAGCCACTGGTTCCAACATCCAAGTTGGAGTCTATCAGGGTTTCCGTGTCGGAGATCCCGTGACTCTCGCCTATCCTGTTGGGGCTACCACGACGGGTGCCATTACCGCTGGTAATTACTTCGTCAAAACCTATGTCGCCGACACGGGCGTGATGACGATTTCTGCAACCGCTGGTGGTAGTGCTGCTACTGCAACCGCTCAGCCTTCTGGCTTTAACGGTCAAAAAGCAAGTCTGAAGTACAAGGAGGCTGAGCTGCTCGGGCAGGTTCGCGACTGGAGTTTTGAGATCACCAGGAACGAAATTGATGTTACGACTATTGGCCAGGGCACTGGTCAGTATGCGCCGTTCCGCAAGTTCGTGACTGGCTTTGCTGACGGTACTGGTACCTGCACGGTTTATACCACTGAGGATGATTCCTCGATGGCTAACCGTATGATCCAGGACGTGATTCAGCGCAAGCAGCTTGGTGCTGGTGTGAAGCTTTACATCGACCAGGTTTTCTCTGGTGGTGCTGTTAGCGACACTCTTAGCCGCTACATCGAGTCTGCAATTGTGCTGACTTCTGCAAGTATCAACGTCAACCCTGACGATGCTCAGTCTGTGAGCATTAACTTCCGCCCGTCTGGCGCACCGACCTTCGACCTGTCGAAGTCCTGATAGATCAGCTTGGCAAGCAACGCCCCTCTTCGGAGGGGCTTTTCTTTTGTCCGTGCTCAGTGGCTAGATTGACTTTGTAGCAGCTAGACGGTCAATGTCTGCGGGAGCTTTCTTACTAGGGCGTGGGCCGGATGGGGCGGATAAGCCGGTTAGCGTTACTGATACTGGGGCAGTAAAGGTTGATATTGAAGGGGCTACTCTTGAGCTTGATGCGGCTGGTATTGAAATCAAGAATGATACCGGAAATCCTGTTCCTACAATTCAAGGGCTGGAAATTCCTGCACATGATTTTATTGCCTTGAGCTATACCGGGGAAAATCTGACCGGTGTTGTTTATAAGGATGGGGGGTCTGGTGGCACCACCGTTGCAACACTCACGCTGTCGTACACCGGCAGTCGGCTCGATTCCGTCACCAAGAGCTGAGCCATGCCGTTTCGTTTCAACCCGTTCACTGGCAATCTTGACGAGGTAGATACTACTGCCGCTGGTGGATCTGATACACAGGTTCAGTTCAACGACGGCGGCAAGCTGGCGGGTGACAGCGGCCTGGTGTTCAACAAGACCAGCAACAAGCTGACAACTGGCGGTGACGTTGAGCTAAACGACGGCGGTGCCAACACCACCACCCTGCAGCTCGTCACACCTACGGCAAACAGGACGATTTCGTTTCCTGATGCCACTGGCACCGTCGGGTTAGTTGCAGGCTCTAGTGGGCAACTGCTGTATAACGCAAGCGGCGCAAATGCAGGGGCTAGCACTCTCACTTATGACGGCAGCATCCTGACCAGCTCTGGCAGTTTTATCAACAGCTACAACGCCACTGCATCGAGCCCGGCTAAGGCTTTCACCGGCACCTGGTTTACAGGTGGCACCAGCACCACCACCAAGCCTCAGGTGCTGATCGAGCCCACGGGCACCACGAGCACGGCGTGGAGCACCAGCGGCACGGGCTTGGGCATTAATGCAGCGAGTGGGTTTGCGGGGAACCTGCTGGATCTGCAGGTTAATGGGACGAGTTTTGCAAAGATTTCAAGCACCGGGACACTTTCCCTATGGAGTGGAATTACATTCTCCACTGCCGCGCCCAGTGCTGGGGGAAATTGGATATTTTCTGGTATTGTAATCGGATCATCTCTAAAAACCAGCGCTCAAATTTTATTTGGCACGGGTAATACTACAATCTTAATTGAGGACGCCGCCAACACCCTGGCCCAGCGCAACGGCACCAACGCCCAGAAGACCAATATCTATGACACCTACACCTCGGCCACGGACTACCACCGTGTCACGATTGCCACAGCCCGCGCCACGCTGACCAACGTCTCTGGCGCCAGCGTCACCGCTGCCGGTCTGATCCCTGCTGGTGCTGTCGTAATGGGTGTCACCAGCAAAGTCACCACCGCCCTCGGCACGGCCAACGGCACCACCGGCTACAAGATCGGCACGGCTACAGACGATGACCGCTGGGGCAGTATCACCGGCACTGCTGCTGGCACCACCAGCGATAACCGCAACTGGACCGCAGGCACCATTGAGTGCTTCCCCACGGATACAGACATCATCGTGACCGCCACGGGCGGCAATTTCAACGGAACCGGCGTCATCTACCTGTCGGTTCAGTACATGACCGGCCAAGCCGACTAACCCCTGCTGCTTCCCCTTCCCATGAACATCACCCTTTCCCAAAAAGCACTTGACGGCCTGATCGAAGCCGGCAATCGTAACGACACCACTGCCGAAGCGATCGCTACCGAGCTGCTCACCAATGCTGGTAATCAGTACGCCGACCTATTCAAGATTGGCATTATCACCAGCGCTGCATTCGTGATGCGCTTCAAGCCGGACGAATACGCAGCGATTCTTGCCTCTGCTCCAGATCACACTGAAGTGAGCGGGTACGTTACCGACCTCGTGAATAACGCCTACGTGTCTCTCACCGATCCGCGCCTGGAGCCTGCGTTGCAAACCCTGGCCGCTGCTGAGTTGATCGCCCCCGAGCGCGTGGCTGAGATCCTGTTCTATCAGCGCCCTGTGGCGCCGGGAAAGTGACGTGGGAGCTGCCTGTGGCTGAGTACGTCGGCCAGGAATGGACAGCTCCCGATGGCCAACTGTGGCGCGTGACTCAAGTACGCGAACAGGACGGCACGTTTGCGCAAGACGATCCGACAACGCCTGAACGCGAATCTGCTACCTGGGCAGCGGTCGAGGTCAACGACACTACTAGCCCTGCGGAGGGTGACGAATGACGCTGATCATCCAGAAGCCGACTGGGGCGAAGCTGAACCTGCGCAAAACCTGGCAGCCGATGGACCCCGATGCGGCTGCCTACATCACCGCTGTCGAGGCTGCTGACAACCAGGCGCTGGAGGAGCGGGTCAAGATCGCCATTGATAACTTCGTGCTGGGCTGCAAGGCAGATGGGATTTGGAGTGCGATCAAGGCAAGCTGCATCTTGGCTGGTGCGAGGACGTTGAATGGGGCGTTGGTGCCGTTGGTGGGTACGGCGCCGACGAACTTCAACTTCGTGAGTGGGGACTACAACCGGAAGACGGGGCTGGTGGGGAATGGAAGCACGAAGTTTCTGAATAGCAACAGGGCAAGCAATGCCGATCCTCTTTCCAATGTTCATGCTGCTGTTTGGCACTCAACAGTGGGAAACATTGAAACGACATATATTGGCAGCGAAACGGAAGTCAATGGACGTATCCTGCTATACAATCAAGCGGTACCTCAGTTTTTGGTAAGACTTCAATCTGACAACGCCATCGCTCCCGGTGCTGTTTATGTGCCCCTTGCTGGTTCTTTGTCTGGCGCTTCGCGCAATGCCATCAATTCAGTCACTCTTAGGGCCTCTAGGTTATCAGCCCTATTTCTTAATTCTGCAACCACACCGCTGCAATCATCTAGCTTGCTTATTTTTCGTAGAGCCGGTGGCTCGTACACCAACGCCCGCCTAGCCTTCTACTCCATCGGCGAATCCCTGGATCTCGCCCTGCTGGATGCCCGCGTCACCACGCTGATCAACGCCATCGGAGCAGCTATCCCATGACACACGCAATGAGCTATAGCGAGCCAGGGCTCCAGGTCACTGCCACTACGACTGCCTGGGAGGTAGACAAATGAGCTGGTTGATTACGGGCAGTCAGAAGGTCAACTGGGATCCGTCGCTGATTACTACGGATTTGTGGTTAGATGCTGCGGATGCCAGCACGGTCACATTAGATAACGATGGATACCTCAGCGAGTTGCGCGATAAAAGTGGCAATAGCCGCCACGCAACGCAAGCATCCGCAATCCTCAGACCTAATTACACAACGTCTGGTATCAATGGAGCAGGAAGCATCGTTAGAGACAGGGGTCATCTGAATATAACTCTCCCGGCTGCATATGCTTTTTGGTTTTACTTGGGAATACCTGACGCGACTGTTAATGACAGTGCTCAGTGCGTTCTTAATACCGCCGGCCTAAACCCTAGGCTTGGCCTAGCCGTTGGAAACTGGCTGTACAGAGACGGCTCTTCTGCTCTCGTTAATTTTGCGTCATTCGTAAGCTCAGTAAGCTCTTATGCTTATTACGCTGATAACCAGACTCATTTTGTTTCGCGAAATGGAGAAATCTTTAGCAGTCGTGTTCGATCTGGAGGGCTTGGCAATTTTAATAGAACAATGAGCGCAACAACTAGCAGCGTCAGTTTGCATTCTCGCATTTTGATCGGCATCGAGCAGGCTCCTAGTCTTGACGTTATCTCTAAGATTCAAGGCTGGGCACATTGGACATCAGGTCTAACGTCTTTGCTGCCTTCTGGTCATCCATACAAAAATTCACCGCCTGTACCTTAACCCTACCCACAGGAGTCCCCGCGTAACCACGCTGGTAAATGCGCTTGCAGTAGCTATCCCTTAACTTACCTCCAGCAAAACAATGGAATCGTCCGTTACTCAAAGTAATCCTTACAGACCTTGGCTGCAAAATCTGCATATCAGGAGAGCATTTATCCTTCTCACTATGGTTGCAACTCTTCCTCTTCTTCTGCTCACCACGCTTCTCGGTACGACTGACTTCGTGTATGAACCTTTAAGGAAGGCTTGGAAGGGTGACCCTTAACCAGCCTTACAGGAGTCCCCGACTTCGACAGCTGAGATCGAACTTCTAATTTGACGCAGATTAGATGTTTGCCATGGGGGGGGCTTTGAGTGACATTGCTTGGGCTGCTCTCAAAGCCGTCTCTTTCTAGACTGCTTGCATGAGCACCTGTCCCGGCCAGTACAACATTAAAATTCAGCGACGTGCTGATTACGCACTGTCGTTGCAATTCACGGACAGCAATGATGTTCCTCTTAATTTCACGAACTGGAGCGGATACGCGCAAGCATGGAACAAGGGTAGAACCGTAAAATATGCGGACTTTCTTTTTACTTTTGTTAATAGAGTTGAGGGGAGAATCAAGATTTCTTTAACAGACACACAGACAGAAGTTTTGCCTGACGAAATTTTTTATGATATCTTGCTTGAAGATTCGTCTGGTTTTAGAGATTACTATATGGAAGGCATTGGCTATGTATCTGAGGGTTATACCAAGCCTGTTGCGCCATGACATCTGTAAATGTATCAGATACTATCGTAAAAGTAATTATCACGGAAGACTGTGGTAAGACTGTTGTTGTACCTGTTAAGCAAGTTGTTGCAGCAAAAGTAATTGTAGAGGGGCCAATTGGGCCTCCTGGGGCGACAGGCCCTTCTGGCGTCGCTGGGGCCACTGGGGCAACCGGAGCGACAGGGCTTGATGGTGCCGACGGCGCTACGGGGGCAAGTGGCGTCGCTGGTCCTAGCGGTGTTACTGGTGCAACTGGCGCCACTGGTGCTGGTGCTACAGGGGCAACCGGGGCGATAGGGGCAACTGGTGTAGCTGGAGCAACTGGGCCAGTTGGCATTACTGGAGCAACAGGTGTCAGCGGTCTATCAGGAAGTGATGGGGCTACCGGAGCAACCGGAGCCATTGGTGCTACTGGCGCTACCGGGGCTACGGGGGTTCAGGGCGTAACCGGGGCAAGTGGCGTCGCTGGTCCTACTGGTGTCACCGGGGCTACCGGGATTGGCACTACAGGGGCAACGGGGGCAACGGGTGCTGCTGGAGTAACTGGAGCCTCTGGGGCGACTGGGGCGACTGGAGCGACTGGTAGCACTGGTGCTGCTGGGGCCACAGGGATTGCGGGAACTACAGGAGCAACTGGCGTCGCTGGAGTTACAGGAGCTACAGGTGTAAGCGGTGTCTCTGGGGTGACTGGGGTTTCCGGTGCTACCGGGGCCACTGGAGCGATTGGTGCTACTGGCGTTGCTGGGCCAACAGGCCCGACTGGTGCTGGTGCTACAGGTGCAACCGGCCCAGCTGGTACGTCTGTTGTAATTATTGGATCAATTACAACTGTAGGTGCCAATCCTCAAACTGCATTAAATACTGCGTTTCCTGGTGCCGTAGATGGCAATGGTGTTATAGATGAAACGTCTGGGGATTTATGGGTCTATGACGGCGGTCTTTGGGTAAACGTTGGTCAAATTGTTGGCCCAACAGGGCCGATTGGGCAGACTGGGGCGACTGGAGCAACTGGGGGAATCGGCGCTACGGGGGCTACCGGCATCGTCGGTGCTACAGGGGCAACTGGGGCAACTGGGGCAATTGGCATTACCGGGGCAACTGGTGTTATTGGCGTCAGTGGAGCCACTGGTGCTACTGGAGCCCTGGGAGCAACTGGTGCGACTGGTGTTACTGGAGCAACTGGAGTCGCTGGCGCCTCTGGGGCTACTGGAGTTCAGGGTGCTACGGGGATCGGTGTTACTGGGGCCACTGGTGCAATCGGGGTAAGCGGTGCTACGGGCGTCACGGGTGCCACGGGTTCTCAGGGCGCTACTGGTGTGCAAGGTGTCACTGGCGCCACAGGCATAGGCGTTACAGGCGCCACAGGTGTAATTGGCGTTACAGGAGCAACTGGCGTTGAAGGTGTTACGGGAGCTACTGGGGCTACGGGGGTAGGCATTGCAGGGGCGACGGGTGCAACAGGCGTTATCGGTGCCACTGGTGTCACTGGTGCAACGGGCGTAGGCATCACAGGTGCCACAGGGGTTCAGGGGGCTACCGGAGCCACGGGGGTAACCGGAGTTGGAGTTACAGGCGCAACAGGGGCTACGGGGGTTCAGGGTGCTACGGGAGCTGCGGGAGTCACGGGGGCTACAGGGGTTTCTGGAATAGATGGGGCTACTGGAGTAACTGGAGTTACTGGTGTCAGTGGAGCGACTGGGGCTACGGGGGTCGTGGGAGCCTCTGGAGCAACCGGAGCAACGGGTGCAACTGGTGCTACTGGAGCCCTGGGAGCAACTGGTGCGACGGGCGCAATTGGGGTAAGTGGAGCAACTGGTGCAACTGGGGTGGCTGGAATTACTGGTGCCACAGGCGCTCAGGGGGCGACGGGTGTGCAAGGTGCCACTGGTCCGATCGGTGTCACTGGTGCTACTGGTGTTATTACGGATGGCGACAAAGGTGATATCACGGTTTCAAGTTCTGGGGTGATCTGGACTATCGACAACGATGCAGTTAGCTACTCCAAAATTCAGAACGTCAGTGCAACGGATCGAGTTTTAGGGCGTAGCAGTGCGGGAGCGGGGGATATCGAGGAGATCACTTGCACGGCTGCCGGTAGAGCCCTGCTGGACGATGCCGACGCTGCAGCACAGCTCGCAACCCTGGGCGCTGCTGCAGTTGGTCAGACAACCTACGTCGGGACAACTGCAATTGCCTTAAATCGGGCGAGTGCAGCGCAGGTATTGACTGGTATTAATGGAATTGGATTTCCAGCAACGCGAGTTGGTTCTGCAGATGCCAATACTTTAGATGATTATGAAGAAGGTACTTTCACGCCTCGCATAGATGGAGCTACGCAGGCTGGCACGGGTACTTACAGTGTTCAAGATGGTACATATATCACTATTGGCGCTCTTACATTTCTTAGAGGAATAGTTATCTGGAGCGCCCACACGGGGACAGGAGTCATGCGCCTGGCTGGATTACCTGTTACTGCTGCATCAGATGGTGTTGGGACAATTACCTATTCCAACTTGACATTTTCCGGTACTTCTCCTGGGCTAAAAGTCATTGACGGCCAGGCTTATGCTAACTTTGTGACCCGCCCTGCGACTGGTAACGCCGCAGGAACGATAAGCGTCGACACCGCTGCTACTGTTGACTTCACTCTTTGCTACAGGTCGGGCTAATGGCTGTTTTTACTGAGCGCCAAGAGTTTCAGATTCAAGTTGAGCCGCCTTATTCGGTTATTCAGTGCCGTCGCGCTGACATCGTCGAAAAAGACGGAATAGAGATTTCCCGTAGCTATCACCGCCACGTCCGCGTACCCGGCGAAGACGTGAGCGATGATTGCGCCGAGCTGCAGACAGTTGCAGCTGCGCTGTGGACACCAGAGGTGATCGCGGCCTACCAGGCCAGCATTCCGTAATTTGTGTTGAAACGTGCTCGCAACAAGGGCTCTAGCTACAGTAAAGACAAAGCCTGACAGGCCTTCTCGTGCTGGAGCCAGTTTACGCAAATTTACCGTCGATTCGCCAGAACGCTTATTATAGCGTTCAAATGCGCTTAACTGATGCGTTGCGGCCTTTTAAAATAGAAGAAGGGGGCTTGCTTGTTGGCGATTGTCACGGTTTTTCGATTGATGATAAGGTTGTGCTTCTTGCAAAAGAGCCAGAGGCAAGAATATGCGGGGCTTCTTTCAATCAGATTTACTACGTTAGCGACTCTGATTTCACCTCTGATGAACTTAGGCTAACGACTGAGATTGGTGATCCGGCTATCGTCATCTCTGATGCTGGGGACCAAGATTTCTGGCTAGCAAAACCACTTGACATTACCAGCTACGTTATTGATTCAGATATTTGTGCAATATCAACGCCTTCAAGAGTTCAAATTGCAACATTTGCTGCAATAGTTGACGACGAAGAGAATGGTTTGTTTTCTCTTGAGTTGGATCAAACAGTTACGGTTAATTTAAGCGTAGGTACATATGCTTTTGATGTAAGTCTTACTCCGCCGAGTGGTAAGCGATTTTACGCAGTTGAGGGGCAAATTTCAGTAGTTAATACGAAATCGCGATGACTGATTTTCCGGCTTTTCAATTTGGTGTTGGTTACGTTCCCAACCCCGACGTAGAGGTTGGTATTGGTTACGCCCCTGGAAGTGAAGCAGGCATTGGTATTGGATTTGCCCCTGGCGAGAATACGGGACTTGCTGTTTCAATTGCTAATTTAGCAAATGAGCCAAGGGGTGAAACTTCTGCGAGGCCAAATATTTACTATGTTCGTAGCGATGGCAGCAATTCGCTATCTGGCACCAGTCCAGCTACCGGGCTGAAGAACATCGAAGAGGCTCTTGAGCGACTGTGGGATTTGCCAGAGCCAACTTCATGGACAATTGCTTTAATGGATGGGCTATCAACAAATGGTGAATTAGAGGTTCCAGATTTTACCACGATCATGGGGCTGAATTTTCAGCGCCGCACGGTTATTCAGCCAACCTCTGGCAATGAAATTAGTAATACTTTTCTCTGTGGGAACGGGGTTCATCTTGTCAACATGAAATTTGTTGGCTGGCAAATTGATGATTTTGACAACCCCACCAAAGGCTTTGCAATGGCTTTTCGTCCAGGGGCGATCATTCTTCCTGGTGGTGTTCCTTATGGGCAAAATTGTGTAGTCAGCAGTGGCATTACTCAGACACCTACGCCCTTGCCGATTGATCCAGATAGCGGGAATCCAAGTCAAGTAAAAGGTGGGGGTTGTGTATTGGCTGATGCTTCCGTGCTTTCGGCTTACACAGTGTTTCCAAATATGATGACCTGGGGATTTACACCAAGCTCCCCGAATGGAATTGGCTATGTTGCAAAGAATCGTGGTTTTATTAATCCGGTAAACGCTATTGGCGTTGGCGCTCATCGACACTTTATGTGTACTGATGGGGGACAAATGCTTGTTAGTGGCAGCTCGTCGCAGTTTGGCGATTATAGTTTCTGGAGTGAAGGGAGCACACAGCGAATTGTTCCACTGAAGGTCAATCCTGCTGTTGTCGCAACTCAAGTAGGAGCGGAAGCAATTGTTACCGCTGCTAAAAATACATTAATTAATGATGTTTGGGCATTTATTTCCTCCCCGCCTTACAGCTTGTCGTCCAGCTATGAAGCTCTCACCCGTAAAGATTCAGGACTGTTTCTTGATGCTATTTCTGCGTCGTTGACTTATGGTTTTGAGAGGCCGATGTTGAATTTTGCAGAGGGGATGTTTAAGTTTGACGGGACTTGTGTTTACCCCTATTCACTGCACGTTGCATTTAAAGCGAGTTGGGACAGACTGGCGTCACAATTAATTGCTGGTGGGCTTCTTACCTCTGGAAGCGTGGCATTTGTCAACGCCTTGGTTGCTAGGCTGAAAGCGACTATGGATAATTATTGGTATGAAGAAGGCAGCGCTTCACCTCCTACGCCTGTTGAGCCGGTGCAACGCAAACTGCGTAGTTTAATTACTGCAATTAATCATCAATGGACTGCTCCTTTGGCTGGTGTTGAGTTTTACCGTGTGCCACCATCGCGCAAAGCTAGAACAATTCAGCGATCCATTGTTCAAAGAAATGGTGGGCGTGTTCAATTTTCTGGTCAAGATGATGCAGGAAATGCCGTTTTTGTTGGCGGGCTTGAAATCAATGCACGTAGCGGGCAGCTTAGCGGGCCGCCCTTTGATGCCGCAATTCGTGGGCGTGTAACCCGCGCTGTTCTCGCCAGGAGCTATTAAGCATGACCAGGATTAACACCGATCAACCAAGCAGCGGCAAGCCCTTGCTTCTGTATATTCCGTCCTCTAGCAATAGTGGGTTTGTTAATACGACCTGGCAAACCCTTGCGGAAGCTCCAGATTTCTCGATTCCAGTAGTCGATGAAAACACGGCAGTTCTTGATCCAGCTGATAACAGTCGTGAGTTGCGCCCTGGGGAAATTTTCATTGAATCACCTCTAGGCGTTACAAACGTTACCGCGACAAGCCAATGGGTAGAGTTACAAATGCTGTTGCAAGGCGTATCAGGGCAAGCAATTCCATTGACATCTCAAGTAATTGTTCCAGCCAAGGAAACTGTTTATTTACCAGTGCAAGGGCTGAGATTGTTGAAAACAGATTTTGATACTACTGCTGGCGGCAGATTGCAAATACGAGGCGAGGTAAATAATGCTTTTAAGGTAATGGGCTCAGCCGTGGAACTTGAAGCGGCTCAACACGATCCTGATTCGGAGGCAGGACTATGAACGACCGTTTTCGCACTGCTTCTGGCCGTCAGCTCCGGCGTCAACCGTTGGCTGAGACTGGGTTGCCAATTGCTCAGGATCCACAGGCGGCGCCAGGCGCTGTCGTTTTAGGCGATGACGGGCAAGTATATCAATCACTGCAAGTTAATGGCAGTAGTGAATATCAGTGGTGTAGGTTAATTGCTGCCGACCCTGTCAATGATGCTATTGACGTAAGCGCTGCCACTGTTGATACCCTCGCTTTTGATTTAGCGGCAAATGAAGGAGTATCGACTGGTCAGCTTGCTTGGAACGCAGACGAGCAAACTCTTGATCTTGGCAAAAGCGACAATGTTGTATTGCAGATTGGTCAAGAGTTAATTACTCTGTGTCGCAATAACACCGCAAGCACTATTGTCAAAGGTACGGCTGTTCGCTTTGCCGGGACAATTGGCAGCTCAGGGCGCCTTGTTGTCGCTCCAATGGTAGCCAATGGATCATTGCCTGGCTATGTATTCTTTGGCGTTGCTTCAGCAAATATTGCTCCTGGAGAAGACGGTTTTGTAACTACTTTTGGCAAAATTAAAGGAATTAATACGAATAGTTTCAACGAGGGAGATATTCTCTGGTGTGATCCAGCCACGCCTGGGGGTCTTGTAAATGTTGAGCCTCAAGCGCCTAATTTAAAACTGCCAATTGCTGCTGTTATCAGTAAAGCAAGTAATGGTACTTTGATGATTCGCTCTGATGTTGGGCGAAGGCTGTCTGATTTACATGATGTTGAGGCGAGTACGGGCAAGGATGACGGGGATGTTCTGTCCTGGAATGCTTCGACGCAAAGGTGGGAGCCCGCCCCTGCTGGTGCTGGGTCGATTGGGGTTACCGGGCCTACAGGGGCCACTGGAGTCACTGGAGCGACGGGTGTAACTGGGGCCACGGGCGCAACTGGGGCCACGGGTGCTGGGGGCACGACAGGAGCTACGGGGGCCACGGGTGCAACAGGCGTAGCTGGGGCAACAGGTGTCACGGGCGTGACGGGGGCAACCGGAGCGGCTGGAGCTACTGGCGCAACCGGAGCCAGTGGCGTAGTGGGCGCCACGGGTGTAACAGGTCCTGCTGGTACCTCGGTTTCAATTATTGGCTCAGTTGCAGATGTTGGAGCAAATCCTCAAACCACTTTAAATACCGCCTTCCCCGGCGCAGTTATTGGCAATGGTGTTATTGATCAGGCGTCTGGAGATCTTTGGATTTACGACGGCAGCTTATGGGTGAATGTTGGCACGATTGTTGGTGCAACTGGACCTGCTGGTGTAACCGGGGCAACTGGGGCAGTTGGCGCGACTGGAGTGTCTGGCGCGACGGGGGCCACGGGTGCTACGGGGGCAACGGGAGCTGTTGGTGCTACTGGTGCCTCTGGCGTTGGTGGGGCAACAGGAGCCGTTGGTGCAACTGGGGTAGTTGGTGCAACAGGTGCGACTGGAGTAACGGGGGCAACAGGCGCACTCGGTGTAACTGGTGCGACCGGAGCAATTGGGGCTACTGGTGTCAGTGGGGCGACTGGGGCTATCGGTGTTAGTGGAGCCACTGGAGTTCGTAGTGGAATTAGTTATACATTTAGCACCACAACTACTGATTCTGATCCAGGAACAGGCGTTTTGCGTTATAACAACGCGACTATTGCTTCTGTTACGCAGATCTTCATTGACAATCTTGATGTCAATAGTGTCAATCAGACTGCATGGTTTGCTACTTGGGATGATTCTACTAATTCCGCCAAGGGCTATCTAACAATTCAAAGCTACTTGAGCACCGGAACTGTTAGCAATGTTTTTCAGGTTACCAGTGTTACCGCCTTAATTGGCTACTACCGTGTAGGTGTTAGCTATATTTCTGGCACGCTTCCTGCTGATACCACCCAGATTGCTCTTAATTTTGCGCGTTCTGGTGACGCCGGGGTTACTGGTGCGACTGGGCCGTCTGGTGCTGGCATTGGCTTTGGCACAGCAAGACAGCTTTATCAGACGAATGCTACTGGTACTGCTGGCGAGTGGACAAGCAATGTTGATATACCCGGAACACTAGATGTTACGGGTCTTGGTAGGTTTGACACTGCAATTAGTTTTCCGCTTGGCGCGGAAGCAACTCCATCTATTTACCCTGGCACGGATAGTGATACTGGAATTTGGAGTCCTGATGCAAATACTTTAGCTGTTAGTACGGCTGCAAATGAAAGAATTCGGATTGACAATCTAGGTAGAACTTTAATCAATCTTTCAGCAGCTCGCGCAAACTTTTTTAATACAACAAATTCAGCCTTATTTCAAATCGAAGGAGCCAATAGCCAAACTCAAAGAATTGTTGGACAGATTTACGGTGCAGCTTCAACCGCTGAGCCTATTCATATATTTGCAAAACATCGTTCAAGTTTAATTGGCGGCATGACAGTTGTCTCCAATGGGGACGCTCTTGGACGCATTTCGTTCCAGGGAAGTGATGGTACTGAATTTATTGAAGCTGCAAGTATTCGCGCCGAGGTGGATGACACTCCAGGCGCAAACGACATGCCTGGCAGGCTGGTCTTTTCCACAACAAGTGACGGTGGGACAACTCCGACTCCTAGGACAGTTCTTCGCGATGATGGGAGGATTCAACTTAATTTCGCAAGCGGTGATATAAATGACCCGGAAATGGAGCTAACCACTACGAATGGAACCATTACCGTAAAAGGGCGAGCTGCTGGCGTAGACGCACTGTGGACATACTATTTAATTAACCCAAACGTACATGTTTGGTATAACAGCAATGGTGAAACAATGCGCTTAAATGCGCAGGGGGAGTTAACCATAGGGTATGGCACGACAGATAATGGTGCTTACAAGCTACAGGTAAATAGTCAAATTTTTGCAACCAATAATGTTATTGCAACTTCTGACGGAAGGTACAAAGAAAATGTTACAACGCTTTCTGACTGCGTAAATATAGTCAAAAATTTGCGTCCAGTTAGCTTTAGCTGGAAGCCGCAGCAGGATGTTACGCATATTAATAAGGAAGGGCAAGAGGTGGTTATTCGCACTGCTCATAATTTTACAGAAGGAATCCAGGTAGGCTTTATCGCTCAAGAAGTGGAATCTGTTTTAAGTGAAAAAGATTGGCTGCGAGGTATCGTAAAAGAAAATAAGCAGTCTGCAGTATTTGACGAGGATGGAACCCAGCTACTGCCAGAGGAAAAATTTCTTGGAATGTCAGAAAGTAGTTTAGTTGCTGTACTTACGTCGGCACTTAAAGATGCAATTACTGAAATCGAAAACCTTAAAGAGCGTGTTGACAACTTGGAAGCGCAGTAGTACACTGATCGCCTAGGCTTTCTTAAAGTGAACAAACCGCGCCTCCACCTTGTAGGGATTTTTCATACTCAACACACTCAGGCGTATAGCCATTGCGCTTTCACTGGCAAAGCATTGCGCTTTCCAAAGATGATGCAAGCTCAGGGCTACGAAGTAATTGAATACAGCAACGAAGGTAGCGAAAGCGAGGCAAGCGAACATGTAATTATTTTGAAACATGATGAATTTCAGTCGCTTTACTCAAGAAAGGAGACTGACTTTCACGGCAACGACGCAACACTGGGCAGCCCTAGCCATCAACTTTTTGAATCACGCCTTATTCCGGCTCTGCGAGAGCGCTTGCAGCCGCAAGATATTATTTGTCACCCATTTGGGCACGCGCATCAGCAATTGATGAGTGAGTTTCCGGGGCATCAGCACGTTGAGACGGGGATTGGCTATCCAACATTGATGCCAAACAGTTTTCGCATCTTTGAATCCTACGCCTGGATGCACTACCACCAAGGCAAAGAAAACAGAAATGGGCGAAACTACGAATGGGTCATTCCAAACTATTACGACTTAAGCGATTGGGAGCCAAGCTACGAAGTTGGGGGCTATCTTGCTTTTCTTGGGCGAATTACGCAGCTAAAGGGAATTGATACGATCAAGGCAATAGCTGATTACAGTCCGTGGCCCATCGTGCTTCATGGGCAAGGGGACGCATCGCCCTGGGCTCACCCAAACATCGAGTATCGAGGCCCTATTGCCGGGGCTGCCCGCTCCGACTTCCTGCGTGGGGCTCGGGCGCTACTGGCCCCTACGGTGTTCACAGAGCCCTTCTGCGGGATGGCTGTCGAAGCCATGCTTTGTGGCACGCCTGTGGTTTCTGTTGATTATGGGGCGATGACAGAAACCGTGATTGAAGGGATTAGCGGCTTTCGTTGTCATACATTGCAGGACTGGCTTGACGCTATTAATTCGGTGGGGGATTTAGATCGTAGAACTATTGCAGCAATATCTCGTGCGAAATGGTCACTTGAGACATGTGGGGAAAAGTATGACAAAGTTTTTCAGCAGGTTAATGATTTGTACTGTCGTGGCTGGTATGAGGTTGATCAAATTAATTATTACGAAATTGAGCGTGAAGAGGGTCCATTTGCCGAAAAATTAGCAACTTGGATTGCTGAAAATCTTGCCCCCAAAAGCGCGCTTGATATTGGTTGTGGGCCGGGAACTTACGTGAACGCGCTTCGTACTCATAACATTTCTGCAAATGGTATAGATACAGATGAAAGAGTTGCTAGTAAAAAGTATTTGCGTAACATGAGCTTATTTGATTTAAATGAACAAGCCGAGTTAATTATTTGCTTAGAAGTTGCCGAACACGTTGATCCCGCACTTGCCGATGACTTGGCTGTTTCGGTTGCAGATTCAGTAGCTCAGGATGGTTATTTGATCTGGAGCGCGGCTCAACCTGGACAAGGCGGAGTTGGGCATATCAATTGCCAGAATAAAGATTACTGGCAAGTTCGCCTAGAGAGTCACGGGTTAAAGCGAGATGCCGAAGTTGAGAAAAAATTACTTGAATGGATTGCTTCTGGTTATCATATGGGTTGGTTTTTGAATAATGCGATGGTCTTTCGTCGCTGATTCCCCTGCGGCGTCCCTGTCTTGACTGTCAGCATGTGCGCAATTGAGCCTGCTGCGGTAGAGTCTTCCCGTACTCGCCTTTGTTTTTGTGACCGCTTCCAGTTCCGCTGCCAGCTCGATGAGGGCTATTGATCGCCTGCGTAAGGCTGCTAATTTTGAACCAATTCGCCAGTGCATTACTCTTGACGATGGTAGTGAGTTTGAATTTCAAACTAAACCATTGACGGCAGCTGAACGGGAGAAAGCGCAGAAAAATAGTAAAGGTACTGCGGACTTCGCACTTTCTCTCCTTGTGCTCAAAGCAGAAGACCTTGATGGTCAGCCTTTGTTCAAGATGGGCGACATTGCTGCACTGAAAAATGAAGTATCAGATGAAATTTTGCAAAAAATGATTCTTGCGGTTTTGCGCCCAAATGGAGACGAGGAAGACGACGAACCTGACATGAAAAGCTCTGAGGAGTGAGTTCGATAAAGACACGCGATTGCAATTTCAATTAAATCTTGCAGAAACTCTGCATTGTACACTTTATGAATTAAAATCGCGTGTTACCGAAGAGGAATGCGTGTTGTGGCGGTTGCACTTTGAACGCAAAAAAGAAGTTCACGACAAGGAAATGGCAAAAATAAAGAGGGGGCGCTAGGCCTCCTCTTTTTGTTTTTGTCTTGATTAGACTATCAAGAGTTGATGCGCTAAGAGATGGCAAGCATTGATGCGGCAATTAATATAGTTGTCAGTGGACAGCAGAAAATCAACTCTTTGTTGGATAGTCTTAGCAAGGTTGAACAAGTTACAAGTAGACTTGAAGTAGCTCCGATCAATCTTAGTCTTTCTGATGTCAGTAAAGATATAAAACAAATTGAAAGTTTATTGAATCGAAGCTCGGATAGTATTGCGAAAAAAAGAAAAGAAATTACCGAAAACTTTGCAAAACAGGCCGACAGATATGGGGATGCAATTGTTAAAAATGTAAAAATAATTCAAAAAGCCGAGGAGTCTGGAAGGACTTCAACCAAGAAATACGCTCAAGCCGTAGAAGCGCGAGATAGAGCAATAAAAGGACTTGCGGAAACGCAAAGTAAATATAGCGCTTCTCTTGGTGAGCTTGAGCAAGCTGAAAAAAATATAAATGATGTAAGAGCCGGGAGCCTGGCAGGCATAAAAAAACAACAAGATGCGCTTAGGCGTCTCGATCAGCTTACGGGCGAATACATCAAGAAACAGAATCGTGCATCAAGAATTTACGACTTAGGTGGCGGCGTTGTTCCTGTTCAGATTAAAAGTGCCGCTGCAGCTTTCAAAGAGCTTGCGGCTAATTCCAATACAGCAAGTCTTCAGTTCAGAAAATTTACACTAGCAGGCGCAACGGCTGAAATAGAATCTTTTGGAGAATCCATTAAGCGCTATCAAGTTCTTGCTGATGCCCTTAGTGGGTCAAGGCAGAATCTTGGGGTGCAGTTTGAAGGGCCTAGTGATGCACTTAGGGATCTCGTTGCACAGCTTCCCAATGTTGCCAAAAGTGAAGCGGGGCTTCAGTCGTACAGAGACAAGCTTGAAGAACTTAGGACTCTTACTCCGTTTGCAAGTAAGAACTTTGAAACACTTGGCTCGGCCATTAAGGAAGTAGATGGTACGCTTTCACGCCTAAAGGGCAAAACCGTCGATGTTCAGCAACTTGCGCCATCGGCACGTGGTCCTGCAGTGGAGATTGGTTCAGTCAGGGCAGCAAAAGAGCAGATTAAGTATGATAGAGACATCAAAAAAACAAGAGAAGATCTTTTTAGGATTAGCGTTGAAATTGATGGAATACTTGCATCTCAGGCGCAAAAAGATCAACTTCGCGCAAAACTTGCTCCTGGCTTTCTTGCTATTGATAAAGGTAGGCTTGAAGTTGCGCAAGAAATTGCAAAAACTACTCGCTCCGATACAAGAATTGCGCGTCGCGATTTTAGAGATGCTCAGATTCAATCTGACAGAAAAATCAAACTTGAGGCCAAGCTTGGCGAAAGCATTGCAGAGGTAGGGGCCGCAGTTTCGCGGCTCAATGCAATTCAGTCTGGGGCCTACGACAACTCAGATCTGGAGTCTTTTCTTAATAGTCAAAGAAAGCTTGGGTTAGAGCAAAAAGATTTTAACAAAAACAACGAATTGGGCGGGAAGATATTTGATGCTCAGTTAAATTCAGCAAAAGCTCTGCCAGAGCAGCTTACAAAGCTAAAAACAATTCAAAATGAATACAACAAGGCTAAGGAGAAAGGAGCAAAGTTCTCTCAACAAGAAGAGTCAGGGCTGGCTAGGACAATTGAACTACTCTCAAGTCCGTCTTTCAAGATTGGCCCTGGAACACAAAAAGCGGTTGGCGAAATAATTTCTAAATTCCAGTCAATTCGCAGACTTCGTGTCTCCGAAGTTCCGACTGGCGGTGGAACATCTCCTGCGGTCCTTGAGGGAAGAAGAAACAGATTGCTTGAAAACGCCCTGAAGCTTCAAGGAAGTCTTGGAGACCTAGAAGGCAAGGGCGCATCTGTCGCCAATGAAAGGCTTTCGCTAGAGCAAAGAATACTTGAACTCAAGCAGGCTCAGGGCAAGGCAAGCCAAGCTGATCTTGAAATCCTTGCCTCCGGACTTCAAGAGATAAGAACTGGGCTCCAAGGTGCAAGAAATGATCTTCAGGCTGAATCGCAGTTAAGTGGTTTTGGTAAAAGCTTTGATGATTTCAAACAAGCGCTTTCAGGCCAGGGCAAATTTTTTGGCGACCTTTCACCTGCCCAAGCAATTGACAAGATTGTTAGAGAATTTAACAGCGCTTCTGGCGGTAGATCCACTTCTGCTGGTGGGGCTGGTGATGCAGGTGCAAATGTAGCCAAAACTTTTACTGACTCGATTAAGTCTGGAGCCTCAAAAGCCGCATCTGCGGCAACTGCATTTAGCGAAGCGGCTAAAACTGCAATCAAAAAAGCTTTTGGCATTGCAAGTCCTTCCAGGTTCATGATTGAACTGGTTGCGAATTTGGCTAATACCTATGTAGCCGAAATGCAAAAGGCTTATCCAAGAATCCAAGCCGCTACCGATAGAGCCTTTGGCAATGAAACACTGCTTAGAGACGTAAAAACTCTTAGAGCAACAAATACCGGGTTTGAGGAAGTTGGGCGAACTTCAACTGGATTCCGCCCGTTTCCCGTGGGTGCCAGTACGGAGGGGGCTTCTAGGGAATTTCAAAACATGATGTATCGCTTTAGAGGCGATATGGCTGAATTGACAACTCAGCCAGAAATCTACAAAGCCCTTCTCAATGCTCTTCCTGATTCTCGCCTGACCACCGATCTTGCCGGTGCCGCATCTCGTCGCGCCAATGCGGCTGAAAATCTCCCCTACTTCATGCAGGCACAAAGAGAGATTGGGCCAGGTGAACTGGAGAATCAAATCAAGAATCTTGCCGCTGAATACTTCCGTGGTATCAGGATTCCCAATCCATGGGTTGGCCCTGTTGGAGACTACGAAGAATTTATCAATAAGGTTATAGCCTCTACTGAAAAACTGCAAACACAGCTAGCTCTTCCTTCTTCTCGGATTGCTGGTGCGTTGCCGCCCGCTTCACAAACTTTGTCTGCTATTCAGCAGGCGAGGGTTGATCAAGCTCTGCTGCGTTCTCAACAAAGATCTACGTCGATCCTTTCTTCGGATCGTTTTGGAGGCGTAGGTCAGTCGGCTCTTCCTGCTGCGAGCTTTGGATTCATGGCGGATCCAGCTCGGCTGGCTCGGCTCAATCCAGTCATTGGCAACAGATTGCTGCCGCCTGCGATTGACACAACAGCGAGAGCGGTAGAAGAAGCTGGCTCGGCTGCAGATGATGGCAGAAACAGTCTTAGAAGGGCTGTGGGTGAATTTTTCTCTCGCCTTGGTTCGGCTGTTACTGGTCTTGGTGGTGGCGGTGGCGTATTCGGCGGAGGTGGTGGGCGCCCCCCTGGTGGCCCCGGTGGCCCGGCTGGCCTAGGAGGCCCTGACGACTTCGGTGATCGCCTTGGGGCTGCTGCTGTTCGTGGGGCAGAGGGTCTTCTGAGCCTCGCTGAACTGCAAAGACCGGCAGAGGTGTCAACTGCAAGGCTTAATCTCCTTTCTGGCATTCTGCAAGAGGTTTACAACAGTCTTGATCCAATGGCAGAAGGAGCTGATGCTGTTTCGGCTCAGCTTCGACGCACGATTGTTTCACTGGAGGAACTCAGTGCAAGTCGTGCTCCTGATGCTGATTTTCTTACTCGCAGGACTGGGAGCCCAAGAAGAGCAGCTGCAATTAGCGAAGGCTTAATTGGTGGCGCCTTCCCGCTGCTGTTTGGCCAAGGTGCTGGTGCTGCTCTTGGCGGTGGCATTGGTGGTGCAGCTGGTGGCTTTCTTGGGGGCGGTCTTGGGTTTGGCTTATCGCTTGCTGGCACGGCTCTTGGCACTGCTTTTGACACGCTTGTTCAAAAAGCACAAGAGCTTGGTGGGGCTCTTGATGATACGAGTAAAACCTTCGATGTCGTAAAAGAAAGATCGCTTTTTTCTACAAAAGAAATTGAAAAGCTTGCGACAAGGCTTCAGGAAGCTGGACTCACTGCGTCAGCTAGCGCACTTGCTCAAGAAGAAGTTTTCAAAAAAATAGGGCCAGAAGGAATTTCAGCGTTGCAAGGTGTTGAAACAGAGGCAGATCGGGCTAATCGAGCATTTGCAGAACTCGGTATTCAGCTACAGGTTCTTGTCGCTGGTCCTGTTGCATTTTTCCTGGAGAAAATTACTGGTGCGCTAAAAGATGAATCTCTCACAATTAGAGCAACTGAAGTCGGAAAGCGACTCAGGGACGTAGGGGAGACCGAACAAGCAAAGAGAATTTTCAATACAGCTGGAAGTTTTGAAACAGCAAGAACTTCGCCGTTCAGATTCCTGCCTGGATTCTCGCCAGATAAATTAAGAAAAGATCTTGAAGCTGAAATTGCTACTGGAGAGTTTCTTGTTCCGGTAAAATTTGATCCCAAGATTGATCCAATTAAGGCTAAAGAGCAGTTGATAACTGCTTTCCAGTCTGCACTTGATGCAGTAAGCAAGCAGCTTCAGGCTCTCGATATTGCCAAGGGCATTACCGATCAGTCAAGAAACGCAGCCAGGGAGCAACAGGATTTAGACCGACAGAGAGCTGATTTGCTGAGGTCTTACGAAGAGTCTATTGCAAGTATTCGCCTTGGCGTAGAGAGAAAAGTGCAGCAAGAGCGCCTGAACAATCTTCGCCTTGAAAATCAGGTCTACGAACAGCAGGGTGAAGTTCGCCTCCAGCAACTCAGAAATCAAAATGCTCTAATTAGTCAAACACTGAATGGCAATCAAGTCGGGCAACAGTTGTTTGATGCTGTTGCTCAATTTACTGAGCAGCAACTTTCTGCTGAAAACGAAATAGCCAATCGTCGTCGCAATCTTGAGGCTGAAATTCAGTCAATCAATCTTGAGGCGCAAAACTACAAGATTGATGTTGCAAAGCAAGTTGCAGATCTTGACAAGAATACAGCAAGACAGGTTGAAAGTATCAGGCTTAACGTTCTGAGGAAGAATCAAGATTTCGACAAAAATAGATTTGAGGCCGAGAAGAAAATTGCGTTGCTTCGCTTAAATGTTGAAAAAGTTGGCGCACAAAAAACAATCCTTGAAACCAAGCGGATCCTTCCTGGTGTCACGGATCAGCAGGAGAAAAATGCTCTTCAGCAAGTCGTTAATTCCTTGCAGTCACTTCTTGAAACATCCAATCCGAATGGTTTCTCTTCTTTGTTTAAGAGGATTCAGTCAACTTCGGCGCCCCAACAGGTATCCTTCGGCTCCGCTTCTATTGGTAGCAATGTTTCTACTGCAGGCCTTGCAAGCGTAACTCAAGCTGGCATAGAGCTTAGAGGTAGAATTGATGATTTGCAAAATCAGATTAGTGATCTTGTTTCTTCTGGTAATCTCCTAGCTCTCAATAAAAGTCTTTCGGATATTGCGGATGCTGGGGCAAAAGATGCCATTAAAGCTTTTGAAGATGTCGCTTATGAACTTGGCGCTGTAATTGGGGCGTTTGATAAATCTGCAAAATCTCCAGCACTTCAAAGATTTGCGGTTGGAGTACAAAAAGCTATTTTTTCGCCCGGCGTACAAAATTCACCTCTTCGCAATGCGCTAATAGACCTTCTAAAGCTCTATGAAGAGCTTGCTGAGAAGAACGAAAAGCTTGCAGAGACAAATCAATTCTTCACTTCTGCGCTTGAAAGAAGTAAGGATGAAATCTCTTCACTTAAAGATGAAATCAACAGTGCAATTGTTGGGACAAGCGCCTATGAGCAGGCTCTTATTTCTCTTGCGGCTAGAGGTCTAAGCCCTGCTTCAGCTCAGGCGACACTACTTCTTGAGTCATCGAAGGAACTTGATCGACTCAGAGACAAGGTTGGTGTTTTTACTCAGGTCAGTGGCGCTGCATCTGAGTTCTCCGGCTCGCTTCGTGGGCTCATTGAAGACTTTGTCGAGCTTGGTAGCGTTTCAGAGCTTGCAACTAGGTTTGCTGACAGGCTTGGTAAAAAGTCTCTTGGCTTCGCTCTTGACATTGCATTCAAGCCAATTGAGCAGCAATTTGAAAAGCAGTTCTTTAAAATTGCTGAAGCTCTTGGGGTTGATGTCAAGCCAGAAGCGCTGAAGCAACTTGAGGAAACTCAGGCGCTGACGGGAATCGTTGGCTCAATTGATCAAAAAATAGCAGCACTGATTCAGATATTGACAAAAAATCAACTAACGCAATCTTTCTCACCGCTAGAAAAAACAACTGCTTCTGTCATCGACCAAGTATTTAGCACTCAATCCAAGGAACTGCAATCTGCGGTTGATCAGACCAAAAAATTCTTTGCTTCTGGTCCATCTGCTGAAGATGCTAAATCCGCTTTACTCGAATTTGATGAATACGTCAACAAGCGATTAACGCCTGCTGCCAAGGTGCTTCCCACTGCCGGTACTAGGGAATATTTCAATCTTGGTATGGAAAAATTTTACGAAGACGTGAGAAAGGCCCGCAAAGAAATATTTGGGTTAAGTGTGCCAGAATTTATTCCGAGTCCTCCGACTGTTTCACCAAAACAATTGCCTCAAACTAGGCGGATGTCCGATCAGATTGACAGGTCTACCAATAGATCAGCTAACGACTACCCAGAAATCGGAAAATTTGTTGGCGGAGGTCCAGACTTGCCTGACAATCTACTTGGTATAAATTCTGCGTTCGGACTTGCCACTGAAATGAGTCCCGTTCCTGTCAAAATTGTTGGCGCAGGGATTGAGCAGCTTGGATCACTGGCGCAAGCGCTGCCAAGAACTGCGGCACAGCAAGTCGGACCTAGTGCAGATCAAATTGTTCAAGACAGCAACAAAGTTGGTAGTGCCCTTGAGGGCATTGGCAAAAACACACAGAAGGCAGCTGAATCAACCGAACAAGGTGGAAATGAGCTGACCAAAGGTCTTGGTAAAGCAGTTTCTGGCGTGGCTGGTGCTGCAGCTGGTATCGCCGCAATTGTCAGTGGGCTTGAAAGCATGAAGGAGGGTGGTGCCTATGGCGTCATCACTGGCCTTGCCGCTGTATTTGGTGGCATTGCGAGTATCACTGGCTCCTTCGCTGCGCTCAAAAAAGCAGCCAAAGGTGCTTATTTCTCAGGTGGAATGGCGAATTTCTCAGATGGGAATATTCGCAAATTTGCCAACGGTGGAACTTTCACAAATTCAATTGTTTCCTCGCCTACGCTTTTTGACTTTGGTGAGATGGGCGAGGCTGGTCCAGAAGCAATCATGCCTCTGAAGCGTGGCTCTGACGGGCGCCTAGGGGTTTCTGTCTACGACGGGACCAGGAAGGCTGCTGGGGTTGACACCAGCAGCTCCAGTGGCTCCAGGAAAGGCGAGGAGGAGCGGATGATGGAGTTTGCGGCAACTGCTGCTGCTGTGCGGAGGCAGGCCATGCTGCAGGAGGGCGAGGCAATGCAAGATTCCGAAATGAACATGATGAGGCAAATGCTCACCACTACGCCGCCTCTAAACATTCGCTATGAGTCTCAAGTTATCAACAATGTTGAGTACGTGACTCGTGAGCAAGCTGAGCGCCTGGCCAGTGAATCGGCGAAGAAAGGGAAGGATCTTGCAATTGGTACGCTGCAAGCTAGCGTGAGAACAAGAAAAAGAGTTGGGATTAGCTGATGTCTGTTGCCATCGTAAATTATCTTCAGTTTCGCAGTCGTGAAACATTTGAGCCAGTCAGTCCGCTATGGCAGAATTTCTATGTTGATCGAACAACTGATTTCCTCGCCTTTGCTTATGGGCAGGGGGCGGGGCAGGTTGCTGGTGAAAGATCACAGGCAAATCTTGTTATTCCAGTTAATCAGATTTCGTTAAACTATATTTATGAAGCTTCGTCAAATAGATACCTTGCCGAAATTACTACCAAAGAGATTAATATTATTTCTTTTGAAGAAGTTGGGCTTGTTAGCCAAGAGCTTTGGACAATTGGAAGTTATTCGGATGATCAAGAAATCGCTACCCTCGTTTTGCGCGGCCCCGGAGACGCGACAAAAACTGGGCCTGGGCGAGTTTTATCAAGAAAGTTTGTAGGGAGTATCCCTTCGTCTGGCACGCTTGTAATATCCTGACGTTAGCTGCTGCGTTTTCAGTGGATTCTTGGTACTCATGGCTTGGCAAACCACATGGGTTTCGGGCTGACCCTGATACATCTGATAGGTGTGATTGCTTAATTATGCTGGTAAAAATAAGAAAAGCTTTGGGACTGATTGTTCCGTCAGACACTGAACTAGATCACTTGCTTACTCTTTCTGAGCAGCTTAAGTTTGAGGAGATTCAAAATACAATTGCGCATCATTTAATTGAAAAGCCGGAACCAAAGAATGGTTTTTTTATTATTAAAAATATTGAAAATCATATAGGTGTTTCTGTTTTTATTGATCAAGGTCTTCTCTGTGTAAACTTAAAAAGAGGCGTGCGCTGGATTCCAGGCAGTAGCCTTAAGGTACTTAAATGGCTTGATTGGCAATGAACAGCCCGCTTCTACCCCAAGATCGCTATCTCGCCCAGCTTCTCGGGATCACAGAAGACGAGCTTCGCTATTTCAAGGCGGAAGTGCAGAAACGTGCGCTAGAAGGCCCTCAGCCAACAATTATTGCAGGTGGCGAAACACTTGCAATCATATCTTTAATTTCAACAATTATTAGTGTTGGCCTAACGATTGTTTCCCTTTTTCTTCCAAAACCAAAACAAGGGCAATTAACTAATAGACAGGTAGAGGGGGAGACTCTCAGGACTCCGGCCTTATTTGCCCCGACATATGGATTTGAGTCGGTTCAAGACATTGCCCCACTAGGCGATCCAATTCCACTTGTTTATGCAAAAAGAGAATTTATTGATGGCCAGTGGTATGGGGGCGTTCGTCTTTCCACGCCTTTGCTCTGGAGTCAGATGTGGAGCCTGGGCGGATCGCAGCTACTAAGAGGCGTTTTTCTTGTAGGCGAAGGCGAGATCGAGTCAATTCACCCAAACAGTTTTGCAATCGGCAACAATACACTTGCTGGTTACGCACTTGAAGGAACAACAAAAAGAATTGCTATTTATTGGCGCCCGAACGGAGGGCGAATGAATGCAACAGATCTTCTTGCCGGGGCAACTGATGATATTGGAGCTAGAGGGGATTACGCGGAAGATATTTTTACAGTTGACGCAGGGCAAGATGAACTTATGCCCGCGTTTTGCGGCGCCTATAAGCCAAGCACATCAACTTCGTTTGGCATTTATTCGCCTATTGCAAACGGTCTTGGGTATCGAGTTAATCCACAGATCCGCCCCTTGAGGCAGCTGCTTTCAAGCGGCGAGAAGTATGACGCTGATGATGATGCACAGGGAATTGCAACGGCGTGGAAATATAAATATATTTATAGCAGCAAGTCTGGAATTGTTTTAACCTCTAAAGGAAGCACCCCAGGGCTTATTGATCTTGAGGTCGGAGATACCTTCGTCTACCTCATGAGCAAGAGGTCTGATGGTGTTTTGACAGTCGGATCACCTCCGCCCAAGATTGTCATTAGGGCTCAAGACAACACCAGCAACTCAAAAGGCTCCCAAGATGGGGAAGAAACCCTGATCGCAGTTGGTGCATCTGTTGCTGGGAGGCAGAAGCAATATGACGCTGCGCTGGTAGAGGGCGAGATGTATAAAATTGGCAGCTGTCTTGCTATCTTAACCGACCGAAGCGAGCTTTTTGTAAGTGAAGCTGATTACAGCGTTAAGATTTATTCGGTGGATCAAGTCGGTGAGGATATTGGTGTTGATGCTTTGTATCAATTCAAAGTTGTAAGAGAAGGAACTGTTGGCGTAATTGGCCAAACAGAAGTCCAAAGAAGATTTTTCACTGCCTCAAGACTTTTCCCTAGGCTCGGGACGGAAGATGCTGGAAAAGTATGGGACTATCAAACCGTTGGATTGAATCTCTCTGCTGGGCAGATTGGGCTGAGACATTACACAGCATCCAGCTTCCCACAAATTTATCGTTGCGCCCTTGGTGGCTTTACGATTAATCGCAGTGCAAAGTTTTTTGAAGTTGGAATTAAAAGTGTAGTTGGAATTAATATACAAGGCATATGCAACTTTGCTGACATTCCAACATCTAAACAAGAGTTCTCAACGTTCGTAACTGCTCTTTTTTACGTTTCGCGAACTGGTGCAACACTTCCAAACGGAAGCTACACATTAACTGCGTCAGGCGGTAGTGGAACTGGACTGCAGGTCACGATTGTTATTGCTTCTGGCAACCCGACTTCAACTACTATTATCAATGGCGGAAGTGGTTATGAAGAAGAGGACGACGTATCTTTTTCGACAGGCGGCGCAACGTTTAATTACGAAGTTGTTGAAATCGACTTTGATGATACCGGCTTTAATAATGTATCTGGATACGAGTCAATTAATTGGAAAGCAGCTGATTCGATTAACAACAAGAAAATTAAAAACAATCTAAGCGTTGCTACTTATGTCTCTGGCTCGCTTTCGGTCCCGGAGAAAAGATACAGCTTCTTCCGTGTACTTGTTCGCTCAAAACCAGATCCAGAAACCCCATTTGAGACAAGTGAAGATGTCGTGTTCGGGGTTGGAAGTGCAAAGCAAACAGCTATTTTTAACTTCATGCGTTTTCGCATGAGTACCGAGGAATACTGGGAAGTTCGTTTTGAGCCAGTTACAAGTTGGGAAATTCGCAACAGTGAATTGACCTTTGTCGTGCTTGAAACTGGTGCATCAGAGGACAACGTAAATACTGCGACACTAGAGCTTCCGTTCGACTGGGGCGATTTATTTGTCCAGGGGAGAATTTTGACTGAACTGGAGCTTGAGGATATTTTCAAAATTGAAAGCCTCGATCCACTTAGGGAGACTGGTATTAGCTGGACCGAAGGCGATTACTCAAGCACAAGCGATGGAACCTATATTGACAGATTTGCTCGTGTTGCTGAATTTTTCGTTTATGACGAAATCACCACCAGCTGCAATACATCCCCTGAACATGAAATTACATATGTAAATGTTATTCAAGAAAATGAAGCCGCACCGCAGTATGACAACATTAGCCTTATTGGGCTAAATATCAGGGCGTCTCAGGAATGGTCACAATTTGCTCAATTCTCTTCTTACATAACAGGCGGAAGAAAAGTTGATCGCTTCTCAGGAGTCAATGAGGCAACTCATTTGCTACCTGAAGTTCTTTACAACTTCATGCTTGATCCGATTGCTGGCCTTGGAAATGAAATATCAGTTAATCAGATCAACGTAGAGTCTTTTGCAGCTGCTACTCAGTTTTGTTATGACAATCGGTTTTTCTATGACGGGCCAAAGATTAACAATACCAATTGGAGGCAGTGGGCGGCAGATGTTGCCGCAACACATTGTTTGTTATTGATTGAGCGTGGGGGAATTTTCTATATGGAACAGGCTATTCCAGAGTTTCCGGTAATCAAGGGCATCTTTACAGCTGGAAACTGCCTGAGCATGGAGATGCAGTCAGCTGATGTCGAGCAGCGTCAGCCCTTCTCGGTGTCCGTCAAGTACAGAACCGAGCGATACAGGACCGATGCCCCGTTCCCAGGCACTGAGTTCAACTATGGAATTTTCCCAGAGCCGCAAGAGCGATTGGTGTATCACACGGAATGGGGCGATGGGCCGCCAGAGAGTATTGACATAAGCGAATACTGCACCAGTGAAATACATGCGATCAAAGCTGCTCGTTACATTATTGGGGCAAGAAAGATTTCTGATCATACAATTAAAATAAAGACTACTCACGAGGCCCTGACATCTCCTTTGGCGCCTGGTGATTTTGTCAAGATTGCCTTGAACTATACCTATTACTCTAATTATGTAAACGGCGTAGTGCTTGCAGATGGGTCTCTTGTTACTTCTAGTGATTTGACAGACGGGGTTTACGACGTAATTTTCTGGAATGGGGAAAGTGCTACTGAGGTAGCAGAAGGGGTTTTGGAAATTTCAGGCGAAGGCACGGTTGCATCTCCAGCTGGAATTATCTTCACTCTGAAAACAGAAGAGAGCACTGTTCGCACCTACAGAATTGACTCTATTCAGCCCACGGAGGATGGATACGAGATTGATACCATTTACACGCCAACCCTCCCTGATGGAAGATTGAAGCTCTATGCTGAATGGAGCGATGATTCTTATTGGACGGTAGCTTAAAATGGCAACATTTCCAGCTATAACGCCAAGCTCTCTTGACTTCACCGCTCCGCAATACCCGGTCAAGTCGAACATATCATTAAGCGGAGTTACGAGTAGGCGTATATTTGGCAACAGGGCCAGCAATGCAACCATTAGTGCAGAGTTTCAGAATATCCGAGATTCTATTGCAACGGAAATATGTAATACATGGAAAGAAGCGACTGGAAATCTTTTACCGATTGAGATTCCTGAAGTCTTCTTTGATGGTGCTGATCCCGCACTTGCAGGCTTTATGGCAGGGGGAGGCGACAATCTCATGTGGCACTTATCTGAACCCCCCACGGTAAGGCGTTCCGCCCCTGGGTTTAGCACTGTATCAATCAAACTTGAAGCGACTCGCGATTTCTGATCCGCCTAGAGTGATTCCATGGTCTGGAGTGTAGTGTGGCTGTCCTTACCGGCAAGAATGGCTCTTTGAAATGGGGCGGAAGTCCTATTGGGAAAGTTCGCTCTTGGTCACTTGATATCAGTCGTGACGCCCTTGAGACAACAAGCCTAGGCGTTTACGACAGAACTTATGTTTCTGGCATTCGTGGGGCAACTGGTAGTGCAGATATTATGTATGACCCAAATGAAAATGCTGCAGTCAATTTACTTAATTCGATATTAAGCAACGAAGACGACAGCTCAGAATCAGTTGATTTTATTCTTAGCACTGCCATTGGCAAAGGTCTTTTCTGTTCCGCACTGATTACAGGTGTTTCGCCTAGCGTCTCTGTCGGAGAGGCCCAGGCTTGTTCGGTTTCCTTCCAGGTCTCCGGCCCGATAGAGGGCGGCTTCTGACATGGCTGTCCTTGGTGATGGTGGGGTTGTTCGCTTTCGTCGTGAAACGCCTAACCCAATCCTGGTTCCATCTTCTCTCATGCGTAGTGAGAGCAACTTGTTACTTGCAAGCAATCAAGAATTTTGGAATGGCGATGAAGTTTATGTTTATACTCAAAATGGATTGCCGCTGTCGGTTGATGAATGTCCTGGTGGCGTAGGTTATTACGCTGGATCCAAATGGGAGCTAGGGGCAAACCGTATTCATGTTTCATCTGACGATGATTTACAGTACAAAGCGAATGAAGGTGAATTCTTTTACAACCAAGGCGTTGTAAATACAACTGGTACGTTTTTTATCCATAGAGACAATCTTGATAGAATTAGTTTTTATCGGAACAGGCCGGACGCAATCAACGGCAGAGCTGCCGACAGGGTCGATCTAAGAAGCCTCGACTTTGAAGTGATGTTGATTTCGGCTATTGGCAGCAATGCCTACAACGAAATTATTAAAGATTGTGCGATTGAATTTCTTGAATCAAGGGGAGGAGTAATTGCGGATGAAATCATGCTGGAGAATCTTTGCGAAAACTCTCCAGCTTATTTGCAGCTGGTTGCTGATATTGAAGTTTGTGAACAAGAGGAGACCCTCCCCTGCGATCCGATTAACGGCTTCCTCTGGAAGGTGCAAGGCGGAATCAGAGAGTGGAGTCTTGACCTTGAGGCGGCAAGCGTAAGTACAACATCTGTTGGGCAGAAATTTGGAGAAAGTGTTAAGTCGATTGTTACAGGTGGTGGCAGTTTCGATTTCATTGTTGAAAGAACCACAAGTGAAAACCAGAACGACAGCACTACTCTGATGAGACTTTTGCTGATGACAGAGAAAGGCTCAAAAGCCGAAGCAGAGTTTTACATGATTGATAAACGAGATGAAAAATGTGGCGAGCTTGCTTCTGGTGACCTGTACTATGAATCAAACATTCTGGTAACAAGTATCGCAATTAGCACAAGAGTTGATGATGTAATTGTTGGTACCGCACAGTTTGTGACCACTGGGGCGGTTGAGCTTAGAATGGGCTTATAGAAAGAATCCATCAAAGTGTCTTCAATCATTCTTCCTGGAAGCACTGGCTCGATCAATAATCTCAACCTGACTCAGGCGCAGTTCAGAGGGCAGATTGCTGCAATCACAGAGGCGGTTCGGCAGCTTGGCGGCAATCCAGACATCGGCCCTGGCACGCTTATCAATGATCCGCTTAGCGCTCCTTATGTTCTGTATGTAAATCCATATACGGGCAGAGATACTTTTGTTGGCGGTAGCTTTTCCACTGGCGGAAGTGCCACCGAGAGGATCGAACTTCAAAGACTTGAATGCGGATATACACAGGCTCGCCCTTTTAAAACGATTAACCGTGCTGTAATTGAAGCCGGAATTATTACATGTAAAAGCTATTACGAAAAACCACTTGGCAACAATGACCTTGTCAGCATTGTTCTGGCCCCTGGGGCGGGTTGGGCGCTGAACGGGGTTGGCGCGGCATCGGTGGGTGAGTGGGCTAGCGGCAAGGAGCCCACTGACGCCGAGCTGCAG